ACCTTAGGTAGATTACCAACATCAATGTAGAAAATTCTACGCTCTGGTGCGCGTGATAGTCTGTAAATAACAAGACTATCTTCAATCATTCTTAGTTGATTGACTGCTTTGATTGCCTTATGCAGATAGGAAAGAATTGATCCCTTGTTTGCATCTAGCAATCCAGAGTGAATATATGTGATTGCATCCTTTGCAATCTTGATACCACCCTGATTTGGTGATGTAGAAAATGAGTTTGTTTGGGTCTTGATACCCTTATTGTTGTAAATAAAATACTCTACGGTAGCACCGTAATCATACTTTGCTGCAACATCATTACTTTGTCCCAGAGGATCTTTCTTCTTAGATACCTCTTTGACCAGTTTGATTTTCTGTGGATCGATATATCTAACTTCCGTGATACCCTTCTGTGGGTCATCGAAATCAATAATTTTATGATAATAAACTCTTCCGTCAATATACCAGCGACGGAACATTTCATGACATTTTTTGTCAAAGTTGAGGAGCTTCTTGATATGCTCAAACTCTTCTCTGATAATTTTCTTGACGGAATTACTTGCATCAAGATTTGATAGTTCAATCTGTACAGGACTATCGTACAGATCACTTACGATTGCTTCGTTAACAATATCTTCAATAGCACCATCTACCTCAGGATGCAATGCCATTTCACGATATCTTCTGAGCAGTTCATGCTCATTTTTTCCACCACCATCTAAATCGACGTAGTACCCATAGTGCCCTCCAGCAGCTATAGATACTACGCCGTCATCTTCATTAGGAGGAACGGGGGAAATCTTTTTAGATTTATCTCCGTCCCCCCTCCTGATTGAATATCCAAATAGTTCAGGCATCTCAAAAAGGTCTAACTAGGTCTGCTCCTATTATTTAGGATCAGAAATTAGCGCCACCTACGTCTTCGCCACCGAGTTCACCGCCTTCTGCTTGCCACCACTGAACCTGGAATTCAACTGTGAATTCTTCGATTGTATCGTTGGTGTCGAATGCAAGATCGATCTGTGAAACGTTCGTTGGGAAAATGCCAAAGAACTTATAACCTCTCAGGACTCTCTCTTGTCTATCTAGTTGATAAACAAAAGCGTCAGACTGATAGTCTGCAGGATCCTGAATACCAATGTTGGTATAGTTATTGTTGATGGAGTTGGACCATGCCTCCATTGCGGAACGGATTCTGAAATCCGTGTCGTTGATTACGGTAACAGTCCATGTGTCAAAGGTTCTGTCTCCAGCAACTTTGAGTTGGCGACCACGGAAAGGTACTTCTACCACACCGAGGTTGGAAGCAGGAAGTGCTGCTGCCTTGACGAGGAATCTCGCACTTCTCTGAACTTCTGCAGGGCTCTGAACACCTACACCACCAGGGATATCTAGAACAACCTCAAAAAGGTTAGGTCTAGCACCACCGCCTCTCAGTCTTTCTTTGAACCTATTGATATTGACGTTAGCCGCGCCTCTTGTAACTTCTGCCATTGTTTTTCTCCGATATTAATTTAGAAAGTTGAACGAGAATTACGATGCGCCTCTGTTCAGTGCGACAACTTCATCGAAGCTAACGCCAGTTCTAGTCGCCACAAAGGTGAGTGTGATGAAGTTGATAGAACGTGCTGGCTTGATGTAGATATCTGCTCTGAACTCATTACTGTCAACAACAGCAGGTGTGTTGTTTGACTCATCGCAAACTACCAGATAATCGGTAAGACCTCTTCTTGCCTGAACATCGCGGAGGTATGGATCCACGATCTGAGTGAAGAGAGTTCTGGTTACAACGTCGTTGAATTCGAAGAGCTGTGCTCTTGCTGCTCTCGCAATTGCCTTTTCGACAACCAGGAACAACTTACGAACGTTGATTCTGTCGAATGCGCTCTTGACTGCTAGACCAGTCTTGTCTCCGAAGAGTACGGTGCCCTCACCAGGGAAAGAACAAACAGGGTTAATTCTGTTGGTGTAGAGTGTGTCTCTCTGAGACTTCTTAGGATTGAATGCAAGTTTTACTGCATTGCGGACATTACCTCTGTTGAGACCTGCTGGTGAGAACCATGGATCAGCAACGGTTGAGGTATTGACCATCAATCCAGCAACGTCTGCGTTCAGAGGAACGTAACGATACTTGTCATTGAAGCGGTCATACATGTACTTATAACCACTATCGAATACAACATATGAGCTGCTTCCGAGTTGGTTGAAGAAGTCAACGATGTTATTGAGTTGAGTAGTTGGACTTGATACTCCAACAATTCCGCTCTTGTATGGTGAGATGAATGCCATACAATCCTTTCTGCCGTCTGCCAGAGCAAGGATATACTTTGCTTTGGTTACAGCATCGGTGAAGTTGGATCCTGCAGGACCCTGAAGGATGAAGTCAATGTCAATCTGTTCGGTGTCATTAAACTCTTCATATGCAGTAGTGATCTGACCCATTGTGGGTGCAGAACCTTCTGTACCACCAGTAAACGTGAATGCTTGGTTTCCGAGTAGATCGTATGATAGAGTTGCGCTAGACGTTCCCTCATCGGTAGAACCGATTTCACCATTCGTATCGGTGCCCGATCCACCAGAAATATCAACAACAGTATAATCAGTTGATAGTGCATAGACGTAAGAGGAGTTTGCCTTGATTACGTCAACGAAATAGTTGTTCTCACCCTGAGGAGTTTTTGCTCCACTGATCTTAGAGAGGTTTGTGAATGTCTCTAGAATTGCACCAGGTGTGCCTGAGATCTTACCATCGATGTCATAGACAGCGACGTGAACCTCATCATACTCAGCATACTTATCGGTTGCATACTGAGAAGTTCCTGGTTTTCCAGCAAGGGTAATCCACTTCCTACCACTGTAAACTTCTGCGTTATCGTACCAGTCAGAGGCAGCAGTGATTTCAAGTGAACCAAGGTCATCACCAACGATGAGAGGTGCTGCGGTGAGTTCGTCACCAACGACTTCGACTGTTTGACCGTTCACTGAATAAACCTGAAGTGAGCGAACTGAAACTGAAGTAATAGCAGCAACAGCAGCTCCACCAGAAGATGTTGCCAGGTCTTGACCAACTGTAGGTGTAGCGGTATACTCAACTCTGAGTTCTAGTTTTGCTGAATCAACTCCAGTAATCGTACCGATTGCAGTTGTTCCTACGAACAGTGAATCGCCATCACTAAATCCAGTGACGGTTGCAACGCCGAGGATCATGTGAGTAAGAGTGTCACCTACAGCAGGTGCTGTTCCTGTTACAGTCAGAGTTTGATCTGCGCCACGGTCAACGATTGAAACGCCAAGGCTGTTACCCAGTGTTCCAGCAGTTCTAGCAGCAAACTTATATGTTCCTGCACTCAGTGATACAGTATCTTCCCAATGCTCAAAGTTCTTGATCAATGGTGCGGTCTGTGAGTCTGTTACAGCGTTCTTCTGCCCTGCTTCAGCTCTAACAACGTAGCAAATGCCGCCGTAATCTAAAAAGTTAGAAACGGAGAACCAGTACTCAAAGTTGCTATCTGTAGGCTTACCAAAGATGTCCAGAAGTTCAGCCTCAGTGGTAATCAGCGTAGGAACGCCAATAGGACCCTTCTCAAATTCGCCAGCAAGGGCACCAAAATTAATAAATGAAGGATCAATCCCACCTCTTGTAAAATCTTTCTCCTGAACGACTACGCCTGGAGAAGCTAACTTAGTTACCATTTTTTTGTCTCCCTAAGAAGTGTCATGATTGATAATCTAAAAATATTTATAATTTGCAACCTCTTAGCGGTACTCCCACATGTGTGCCATGTCTCCGTACTCATCAGTGTGCCATCTATCGCCATTAGCATCAACAAAAGAATCCTCTTCCGTACCATCCATGATGAATCCGAACGGTGCCATATCTTGTTCTAATTGATTCTTCTGCTCTTCATATAGGCGCTGCCTAACATCCTGATCTGTTAATTCTTTGAAGTAATCTTGAGCGACCAACCAAGAGTAAATAACCAAACACATTGCAAGGTCATCATTACATCCTTCTTCCGCTTCAAAAGAGTTATGCTTTTGAATGAACGTTGTCAACTCACTAATGATTTCATAATCATTGAACATGAGTTTATCTTCCTCAATCAATGTCTTGAGGTTTGAGCAACCAACCTTCTTGACTGCCTTTGACATCTTGACACCTAGTTGTGTCTTAGTACCAGAGAATCCTTGTCCCACAATTTGTCCTGCGCGTCCACGCATTGCACACATCAGAACGTTTTCATATTCCAAATCGAAGTTTAGAATAGACGCAACCTGATCTCCAATATCATTTACCTCACACAATACCCATGCGTTATTGTATGCTCTTGCAACATCATGAATGACACTTGGGAAAAGCATTGGTTTGATCTCGTTGTTCCTATACTTTGCCACAATCCTGTGTGGGTAGGAAGTAATATCAACCACAACAAATGCGGAGTAGTCGATACCGACACCCCGCGCTACGTCAACAGTAATTACATAATCCCTGTCTCTCTGTGGATCTTCGTATACATCAAACCCTTTGTTTCTCTTCTTGGGTGATTCGTATACTAGTGATTTTAGTTTTGCTGCACTGATAAGAGTGTCAACAGATCCTAGAAACTCACATTCAAACTCTGCTTTGAACTGTGTTTCAGAAGTGTTAGCAATCGTTTGTTCTTTCCATACATCGTCTCTACCTGGTACTTCAGACCAGTGAACATCTGTAGGGATATATTCGTTCTTACCTCTTTCCGCATCGTGCCACATGCGATAGAAGTGATTCATACCCTTGGGGGTAGAAACAATAATTACCTTTGTAGACTTACCTGACGAGATAGTAGGATAAACACTGGCAAAGAAGTCATCAGCAATGTGATTCGGGATGAATGCGAACTCGTCCAGAAAGATGACATTATAGGAGCCACCACGGACAGCAGATGCAGAAGTAGACGCGGCGATAATTTTTGATCCATTCTCCAACTCCATGGAGCCTTTATTATATACCAGAATACCTTGCTGCATCCATTTTGGCAAGTTTTCGTAGGCAAGTTGTAACCTACCTAGGAGGTCCCTAGCAGTGGATGCTTTGTTAGCAAGGATCGCTACATTAACGTTGTCATTGAAGACAATATAATGCAGTAGATAAGACACACACGTCGTAGACTTACCAGTCTGACGTGGCATCTTACAGATATTGAATCTATTGTTGTGAAAATTATTTACAAGTTTCTCTTGAAAAGGATACATCTTGAAGGGAACAAGACCCTCATCAAGAGAAACAATTTTGATATAATTTAGAGCAAAATAGACAGGATCGTCTTTACATTTGACAAACTCTTCAATCTTTTCTTCTGTCCAATCAATCTGAACATTTGCTTTTTTTAGATTGGGATTGCCAAGATATATTCCATCAGTCATAAAAATAAAAAATCAAGTAATGATTGGGTCGTTGTTCTTATCGTGTCTTTGGTATGCTGCAGGTGTTCTGGTAGTATTGTCTGAGTTTCTTGCCTGATATGTTCCAGGAGTCCTCACAGTATTATCTGCATTTCTTGGAACGTAGTCTGCATTGAAGTCTTTATATGTTACAGTTGACCACCCTTCAGTTCCAGAAAATTGATTTACTGTAGTTGAAGATGGTTGTGGACTATCTGGAGTATTGGAAGTATCGTGTCGAACGTAGTTAGTGTTTGCCATTTTAGTTATCTACGAGAATCAGATTGAATGTTGAACTGATTTGAGTTCCAGCACCATTGAATGCCTGAACTTCAATGTCTACTTTTTCGTTAAACTTTAGTGGAATAGAATAGTTCTTTACATGGAAACCACCCGATACTGACATAGTATCTGATGTTGTCATCACAAATCCATTGACTGGCAATCTGGTTCTCAAGAAAGCAGATGTTGCTGTATTGTAATCTGCTGCTCCAATAGTCCACTGTGTTAGATATGCTGTCTTACCAGCAGGCACTGTATACAA